CAACGATACCATCCATTGCCGTAATTTTCTATATTGTGTGCTTGCAAGGTATAACCGCTTCCAACGCTTCCGCTTACTGAAAATGCCCCAGTTGAAACATTCCAAATAACCGCAACGCCACTTGCAACGCCTCCGTTCTCCATCGTCATTCCGAAGAATCCATTGCCGGCTTTTGCAAAACAAGAATAGGTGTAGGTTGTACCGCTAACAAAACTAAAGGTCTGAACGACTCTCGCTGAACCGCTTGCAGTTGCGGTCAATAAGTCCGCAAGATTTGTGCCAAAAGGGTCGGTGGTTCCTGTAACATTTGCGGAAACCGTTACATTAGTGGGCGACCAAGTTGTCGTAAAGTCCTGACTCTGCAAAGCGGAGTTCTGCGCACTCGGCTCCACCAACAACGCAGGGCAGCCAGCCGTTCCTCCGCTGGTATAGTAGTCCAAGCGAGGCACACCGCTTGCAACGCTCTCAATCAAGCCAGCCGAATTGAATCGGGTCGCAGTAGTTGCACGGGTAACGTTGAAGTCCCCCGATGAACCGAGAACAACCCCAGCCGAAGTCGTAGCGATTTGTGTGTAGAGTTTCCCCGTCTTAAAGCGAGCAGGGACGATAAGGAGTGATGGGCTTGCAGGCATCTGCTATGCGTTTAAAAGATTATACATTCGGACTTCGAGGCAGTTGATGAAACGAACCTCCGCAGCGTCAGCCGTGTCGGTGTTCGCCCGTTGCATAAACGGCAGCCAAGAGTTGGAATAAAAGACGAAGAAAGCGTAAGATTGGAAGGAGTTAAGGAATCGGGTTTGGAGGCATCCATTGACCGCAGCCTCGGCAGGCAAAGCCCCGTCAGCGTCTGCACGTTGGTTGAAGGCAAGCCAAAATGGATTGCCACCGCCAAGCAGTTGGTTTGTTGGATAGCCGTAGCCGTAACCTATCAGCATTGCTTACAGGAATGTGAAACCGATAACCGAACCGACCGAAGGAGTAACCGCAGTAATCTTGCCGCCATTGCGACCGCTGATTACGATGCCAGCGGATATGGAAGCCCCCGAAAAGTTGTAAGCGGTTAGCAGGTTCTCACTTCCAGTTCCTGTTAAAGTTGTGAAGGTCGCAGCGGTGTTGACTACAAGGAAGTCGTAGTTTTTCCCGGTAACGGTTCCGTTGATAAACTCCATTGTACCGCCCTGTCCGAGCATTTGTTGCAATATGGGTGTAGGCATTTTTTAGCGTTTAATTGTAAATGTCTTTTAGGTTGGAATTTCACAAACGGAGTGAGAGTAAGGAATCTCAAAGGTCATCGTCGCCTGCCACCCAGCCGTGCGGTCGTCCCGGCTCTCTACAAACCTCGTAAGGCTCACGCTGGATGAGAGGGTCCAGTCCTCGCTTGGGTCGTTTGTAAGCGACGATATGAAGTCCTGTGCTACCTGCAGTTGGTCGCTTAGGACCTCGTCCTCGTTATCCTGCCAACCCAGCGTAGGGCTGCCCGAAACCACTCCGCCCATCGGTTTGATGGACTCCACCCGGTCGCTAAAATAGACACCGACCACAAGGTCCAAAGTGCCAGCGTCAGTACTTGCAGACTGAACGTCCGCAAAGACCAAAGGATAGACGATACGCTCACGGCTTGGGGTTCGAAGATTTATCGTGTTGTCCGTGCCGATTGCAAGCGGGTCGCCCGTCCCGAAGGAGTTGACTTGCGGGTGAGCATTTGCAAGGTCCAGCAGGGCTTGCTTGATTTTTATCCATGACATAAGTCTGCAGTTTCAGTATGTTTTTTTTATGCGCTCCCATGCTTAGCAGTCGTTACACGCCCCGAATTGTCCGTAGGGATAGGGGTAATCCAAGTTGCTGATTCCCATTCTTCGGTTGCGGTCCAAGACCATCCCGGTGCGGTAGTTGGTGGCGTTCGGGTAGATGGTATCCAACGCAGACGGAGGCGAGTTCCAAAGAGGGTAGGAGTTGCGGTTCTCCATCAGGTAGCGGGTGATGCGCTCGGAATACCACTCGGCATCGTTCTTGACCTTATCGGTCAGCCGGGTAATCTCTTCCATGCTCATTTGCGAGGATTCTTCGCTTGTTCTACGGACCATGCCCTTGTTCATGTATTTAAAGGCCAACACCATGGGCAACTCGTAGTAAAGCCATTGAATCATTGCGGGCTGGATGTAGTCCTCCAGCAGCGTTTGGTTGAGTGCAGACGTTGAACCGCTGACCACTTGGTTGACGAGTTCCCCGTACAACGGAGAGCCTACAATCGGCTGAATCCGCATCTCTTGGACCTTGATGACCGTAGGCCGTATCTGCGTGTAACTGACGTTCTCGTTGATGATGCTATTGTCGAGCAGCGTTTCTTCGCTTATGAATAGTGCCTTCATGCCTTGCTGATTTTATTGCCTTTACGGATTACCAACTGCTGCTCCCATACGTGGCGACATTGGGGCCTGTTCACTCCGCTCGGTGTGTGATACCAACCGCCCCTCCTATTCCATACGGAGTAGCCCATTATCGCAGAAATCCCGTCGATGTCCTCTCTCGTGTAAACCTTGCCCTGCCCTGCCAAGTCCAACATGACCTTGCAGAACTCACGGCTGGATCCTTTGTCCTTGTTGCTGAATCCCGTGGCCCATGCGTATTTGTAACGCACCTCCAGCACAGGCTCAACAACTTCCTTCACGTTCTTGGGTAGGTTCTGCTCGGCTATCTTGTCCACGGCCCTGCTGATAGGATAGCGGTCCTTGGTGATCAAGTAGGCGACACGCTTGGCGACCTTGGCCTTGCTGACCCCAAATTCCTTTGCCATTTCTTCAACGCTTGCATCCCTGTTCTTTTTGCGGTAGGCCTCAATCTTCTTGTCCAGTTCGACTTCTTCCTCTCCCAGTTCGGCAAAGGCCAATCGGATGTTTTCCTCGATGTTGGTGTCGAACCGCATCGGCTTGGAGTGCATCACATGGTAGTCGTCTGCATGGCATCCGAACTTACTTGCAACCACTTCCAAGACCTTGAACTCTTCGTCGCCCCATCCGTAGTCCTCATCCTCATCGGGTTCGCTGAACTCTTGGGACTGCACTCCGAGCATCGTGTCAATCTCTTGGGCAGACAAACCGAACCCTGCTGACAACATGGTCCGAGCCATCTCAAGCGTGATTTTCTCCTGCATATACTGCCTGACAATACGCATCAGGTTTTGGTACTCACGGCCCGACAACTTCTTGATGTTGTCGTTGCTGGCAAGTTGCTCCACGGTTTGCGGTTGCTCGTCGGGTTGGGGATTAGGGCCAACCACGTCAGCAGGTTTCTCCAAGGGTTGCAGACCTGCTTTCTCACGCAGTTCGTCTTGAGTCATAATCTGCAAGAGGGCTTGTTCGCTTAGTCGCTCCGTGATAGGCTCTACGGGGATCAGTTCCATACCCTCAACGCCATTAAAGGATCCCAAGTAGTTGATCATCCGCTCCACCTTGCGGACCCGGTCGTTGACGTAAGTGGCCTTGAATAGTTCGTATGCTTCGACCAATTCGTTGCGACCACCCAATTGGCCTTCGGTCTTTACTCCGAAAAGCATGGGATTGGTAACCCTGTGGGCAATGAATATCTCTTGCTGGATTGATTTGTTTAATACCTCGAACTGCTTATCCATGTCGGACGGAGTGAGCGGTTCAAGTGTCGGGGCATTCGCTGCTTCATCGTTGAAGGTTACAACGAAGCGACCAGCGTTGTCGGTTCCTGAAAACTTACGCTTGATTTGCCTCTCGATGTCGCCCTGTTCTTCGGGGGTCGGGATGCCGTTGTTGAAATTAATCAAGTAACCGCCCCAAAAGTTGTTGCGGAGGTTGTTGTTGTGGAAGTTGGCCACTTGCACGTCTGCCTCAATCCAAGCGTTCCCCCCGATGTATTCCGGCAAAGGATAGTGCTTCACGCCTGCAGCATACACACGATAGTAGAACAACTGCTTTCCGAGGCGGTTCTCCGGGTCGAATGCAGGGATTTTCTCGATGTCCCCGACCTTGGGGAACAACTGCATCATGTCGTCGTTGTACCAGTCAGCCACCTGAAACATCTTCTCCTCCTTGTCCACCCGGATTTTCTCAAACGGGATGTGTTCCATCTTGGCAATGGTTCCCAACTTGGACCAAGTAACCGCAACCGCAAAGCCATTGAATAGTTCCAAGTCAAGGACCAGTTTCTCCGTGATGTCGTTGAGGTCCTCGGTGCTTGACATTCCGTCGAAAAACTTGATGAACCGGGCCTGCTGCTCTACGGTCAAGTCCTCCCCTGCCTGCCATCCTCCGCCCATGATATAGTTGACCTTGCCATTCACGATAGCGTTGTGCTTGGACGACCTGCGATAGTTGTCAAGCAGGTAGTAGGGGTATTCGTTGGCAAAGCCGTAGGTGATGTATTTGCCGGAGCGGTTCTCCAGCATCACGGGGACCTTATGCTCTATCCCCAACCATTGGGTGAAGTGTTGAGTAGATTTATTACTCATAGCGTGTGAGCATTAAAACTGATGGATGAGATGGTAATCGTCCTAACACCATCAATTGATTTTACATAGATTGAAAATTCATCATTGGTATTTGCTATCAAAAAGGTTTCCAAAACAACTTGATGGCCGTTGGTATGGCTCAAAGTAACTAGTGCTTCAGATGAGGTGATTTGTACGTCATTTTTGTAAATAGCCCAAACGTAATCATCGCCATTTGCCCCCGAAAAAGTTAGATTTGCACTCACCCTAATTGCAGCGGATAGCGTCCCCGTGTAGGTGATTGATGGCCCCGCAATTGTTGCAACTCTCGAAAAGTTGTTGGTTGATAGAATGTTGTTGCCTGTTTGAATCAGTAATTTGTCAAAAGCATTATTGGTCGTTACAAATGACCTATCGGCAGCCGTAGCAACCGAAGCATAGCCTCGCTCAATGTCAAGCGTTGCGGTGTCTGCAAGGTCGTCGAATAGACCGCCCACACGGGATGCGGTGTTGGCCCCGGCAGCGGTTTCGTTGGTAATGGTAGCAGCACTCCCTTGGAGTTCGCTTCTTGTTTGTACGCTCATGCGAAGGTTTGGTCAAAGGTTGAATCGAATACCCTCACGCTGGATGCGAGATAGGTGTTGTAAGTGATTGTGTTTGCGTAGGTGTTAAAGCCTATCGTTGCGGTTTGTACAAATGCCAAGCCCGTTTCAACGACCGCCAAAGCAGCGGCAACCGTGCTATTGGTATCGTAAACTTCATATTTATACGAGCCTGTTTCAATCGAGCCCACGGCAATTTGAAATCGGTCATAGCGGTTGGTATAGTTGGAAAGGTTTGCGGATTTCAGCAGGGTGTAATCCGTCGTGGTGTTCTTGGCAATGCTCGTAAGTCGCAAGATGTAGCGCTCCCCCGTACTGGAACGCTCGGTCCAAGTAACCGTCAGGGTGTTGGTCGTGTCAGGGTTCAGGTAAAGCATCTGCTTGTAAATGTGCGATGCCCCCGAATTTCACAATTTGCGCCCAATCTGCCTGTAAAGTTCGGCCCGCTTCTTGGCGGTTTCAGCCACGTTGAACTGCTTTTTGATGTCCCTCGTGAGGTTGTCAGCCAAGCCCTTACGCAGGTCGGGGTCAAGAATCAACTGCTTGATGTATTTGTACCAGTCCTTGGGTTTGTTGTAAGGAACAAGAAACCCGTTCTCCCCGTGCTTGATTACGTCCGTGTAGGGGATGGTTTCGCTTGCGATGATGGCCTTGTTCATCCACCCTGCCTCTACGACCTTTAACTCGGATTTGAGTTTGTTGAACTTGGTATCTCGCAAAGGTGCAAGCGTTACGTTCACGAAGTTGTAGCCTCCGACATACGAGTAGATGTCCGCTGCTTGAATGCGTCCGTAGTTCGGGTTGTTCCCTTGGTCGCTGATTATCTTTTCGTAGCCCTCGTAAACGGGGTTGTTGTCGTTCCAACCTCCGAGGTAGAGGCGGTACTTGCCATCCAAGTTTGCATCCCAGCGTAGTTTCTGCATCCCCTCACGGAGCAGTTCCATGTCCTCGCCATGCTGCGCACCTCCGAACCATCCGAACTTGACGAGGTGTTTGTCGGGTTCTTCGTCAGGATTCGGGATGAATTGTTGGTAGGCTTCGTATGGCTCGTTTTGCAGAATGCTCACATTCGCATTTAGAGGCCGTATGCGAGAGGCAAGATGCTCGGTGGTACAGGTAACCCAATCGGCCAATTTAATGTGCTTACGGATGACCTCTGCGAGTTTGGTTTGGTGGTAGTGCCGATACATGATGTGGCCCGATTCAAGGACCCAGTAATCGTCCAAGTCAAGGATGACTTTCGCCCCATATTGGGTCAGGGCTTTGTAAACGTTCTCCACCTGCTCCATGGTTCCCTGACACCACAAACGGCTGAACAGGAACAGGTCAATGGACTTCAATCCCTCGTCGCTAATCGTGGTGATATTCTCGACGCACACATAGTCAAATTCCGGGTAATTGTCGCCAAGGTAAGCGTTTGGCATTTCAAGGCGGTAGTAACTGCACCCGGTTGGATGGGCGTTGTAAACGATGCAAATCTTCATGGGGTAAAAATAAGAAGGGCAGCCATTGCTGACTGCCCCTCTCAAACCTCAGATGATGAAAACCTAAGTCAAAGATACTACGAGCCGAGTATCTGCGTAGTCGATGGTGAAAAGACTGTGGATGCAATCAGGAACATCGGGTCAGGCTCCATCCCGGTCAAAGTCAATTCGTATCCGCTGCGGTCCCCGAAGGCAGTACCAGTTCCAGCGGTTCCAGCGGTTGCTTCCAAGCCGTTGGCAGAACCCAACAACCAATAACGACTGTTGTTGTCTTGAACGATGACGATGACTCGATTGCGGACCAGCAGACGGAGTTCGTTGCGGACTGCGACTTGCAGTTTGTTGATGGTGAAGGTTACTTCGGGCGTGTAATAAACCGAGCCGTTCTCGATGCTCGCATTCAAGGTTTCAGTCAAAGATGACGTAGCCTTGGTCAGGTCATACTCGAAGAACCCACCCGAAGCGTACCCGGTGAACCCTGTAACCGAACCCGAAAGGTTGGCATTGCAGGACCCCGTTGGGATGAAGGATTGGACGTAGATTGTTTTGATGCCACCGACTGAATCTCGGCATCCAAGGGCGTAGCCAGTTGTTAGGGAGCAGGACATATGTGTGTTTGGGTTTTAAGTTTCAAGAGAACAAAAAAGTGAGGGGAGGTTTCCCTCCCCCCTACACATTAGGTCAAGCGGAAGTCAACAACCAAGTCGGGGTAAGCGATTTGTACGCCTGCTTTGAAGGCTGCTTGGAAGCGGACTTCATCGTTGTCTTTGCTGAACCAAATCGAGAACTGCTCCTCGTCGCTCAACAAGTCGGTTCCGTAGAAGAAGTTACCGAGGTACGAAGAAACGATGCGGTTCGTTCCAGTCAAGCCGGGGACTGCAATGACACGGACGTTTGTGCCGGGATACATGATGTCCCCGTCAGCAAGGCCAGCCAAGTCAACTTGGTTATACAGGACGTTAGCGGTTGATTTGAACGCACCAAGCAACGTACGGAAGTTGTCCCAACCGCAGAAGATTACGAGGTCCGTCTTGGTCAAGATGGCCTGTGGAATTTGGTTGTAGATGCCGTCGAAGATGGCGATTGCGTTGCCTGTGGTGATACCAACGGAGGCAGAAACCGCTCCTGTGTTACCGCTGATGGTAGAACCCGAAGCAGCGTTCAACAACTGGTTGACACCTGAAAAGTAGGTGTTGCCCTTCCAAATTGCGTTCTCCAAAGCCTCTGCGATACGGAGAGCCTTCTGCTCGGAGAAAGCCTGCTCGAAAGGAACACTGTCGTAGGTAGAGCCAGC